GGGCTTGGGAGAGAATTGTTCACGGAATAAAAAATAGGCCCCTCGAAAGAGGGGCTTTTTGAAATCAAAAAAGAGAGCCGGCGTTCCGACTCCCTCAAGTATGTATCCGCAAATACATACCCCAATTAGTAATAATATTATACTCCTTTAAGGTAAAATATGCAAGTATTATATGTTATTTTTTAATATTTCCATCCTAGACGGTAAATCTGCATGTATAGCAATAGCTGCCACATCTTGGTTAACTGCTGCACGATAAGTTTCTGTTGCTTTTTCGAACTCGCGAATAAACATTTTTATCTCTGTTTTAGGAACTTTTAGCATCTTTAGATAGTAGCACACTAAAATTATATAATCACCTATTGTTTTAAAATTTACATATGGCAAACAAAATTCCCTTTTTAAGCATTCTTTCATTGCACTACTCGGATCGAAATTTCTGAATCTCGTATCAAACACAACTGCATTATGGGCGACAGCATTCCGTAAATCTTTTAGCGCATAGATATATTTATAAACCAACTGCCTGCCTGTGTCATTTGCAAGGTTCAACCCAACTCTTTTAGAAATATCCTCTCGCACATCGTATGTTAAACATGAAAGCAAATAACCTAAATCACCCATAGTCATAATTTCAAACAAAGCCCAAATAGGAACATCAGAATAGCCAACATTATTATAAAAATGAGTAATCTTTGGATTGTTTTTCTTATAAGCATTTGCAAGATTTGCTTGAATAGAATTTTGAAGATTTAATTTGTTTTGTTGTAGTTTTTTCTTCTGCTCATCATTATATGTGGCAGGAGAATTCTTATATCCGCTTACTACCTTATCATACATATCCTGTATGCTTTCAGATTTTGCATTACACAAAATACCCTCTAATGTAATATTTTTTATAGCTGTCTCTATGAACATCATTTTTCCATACAGCAATGATTTTAATGTCGAATCATATTGTATAGTTGCATATACTTCTTTATAAGAAGAAAATGGCAACTTATTATGCGCGTCTTTGAAAAAGCGATACCCTTTATATCCATGAAAATATCCGGTATTAACTAATTGTCGTTTTTCTGAAGTTCCAGAGATTGCAATTCCATTTTCTCTAAGGTGTCTCATCAATCCATCTGTTGTTTTATAACTCATTACAACCTCCTTAAAGCAAATTATTGTTATCGATAAAATCATACCATTATTTCATATTAAAAACAACTCCCCTAACACGTTCTATTATTTTTCTTAAATTAACAAGTCTATATCATAAAAAATGGATTCTCTCGGACTTGAACCGAGGACCGTCCGGTTATGAGCCGGATGCTCTGGCCAACTGAGCTAAGAATCCAGAGTGCCCCGGTTACCAGCCGGAGCGATTTGTATTGCCTATATATGACTCTTTATGAAATCTTGAGCACTTTCATTATACCATTTTGTTGACCTCAACAAAACGATTATTTCGCCACCTTGAAGTTTTCCCATTTCTTATATGCGTCAATGTACATTTCCTGTTTATCTCCATTGTATGTACATTCATAATACATACCGTCAAAAAGAGTTGTGGAAAGCAGTGCCTTATTGTTCTGCAACGTCTTACAGCACCACACCATAAAAACATCATCAGAAGTAATCTTCTTATTATCGCTTTTGTCCAAGTGTTTGTTTGTATACTCTGCAACCTCTTTTTTGCACCATTCCAAAAAATCCTTTTCGTTCATACTTTTTCGCTCCTTTTGTTTTATTTGATCAAATTCTATTTATTTTCGCTTAAACTTTCAAAATTCTATGCAAATAAGTGAATTAGCGGGGCTTTTGCCCCGCCTTTTTCATTTTTTCACCACCGGCATTCTACCCTTATTGTCGATTTCCAGACCAACCGCTGTGCAGAATTCTCTAATATCCGGATATACTCTTCCATCCTTCCGAATCAGTTTCATTGTTACGACTTTTCCAAACACCTCAACCTTATCCTTCTCTACCACTTCCAAAACCTCCTCATCGTATTTATCTAATCCATATTTCTCAATCAAACTGATCAGCTTCTCCGTATACCTCGCATCCGTAGCCCAGCCGTCCGCCTTAATCAGTCTGCAAGCCTGCTTATAGTCCGTCACGCCTTTCAGATTCTGGTATCTGGGAAACTGCAAAAACACATAGTATCCTCTGATGCCTGCCTGCACATTAGGATATGCACGAAATGCAGCATTGACGGTAAAGGCTTGTCCTGCCTTCGTCTGCTCCTGTGTTTTGGAGTTATATGTAGCACCCTTCCAACCGGTTCCGGCCTTCATCCCGAAGAAGTTAAACGCCTTCTGGGAAAGCAGGGATTCCCCCCAGTTGCTTTCCAAAATAGCCTGTGCGATTGTCAAAGAGGGCAGGATTTTAAACCTCTCATATTCCGCCACAGCCGCTCTGCCGATAGTTTCAATAAATTCTTTATTCGTCATTTTCTGTACCTTCCTTCCCCTTCTGGTACTGTGTACCGAAATAAAACGCTACCACCACAGAGAAAATTGTCAAAAACTGTTCTCCGCTGATGCGCCCCACCACTGCCAGATAAGAAAAAACCACCGTAAGCATAATCGTTACGATGGATTTCACTGTCAGCAAATTTTGAACTGTGATTTTTGCCGCTTCATTCATTTTCATTTTCTCTCAATTCCTCCTTGTACTCCCATTCCGCTTGCTTTGCGGTCATTTTTCTTTTCCTGCGTTCCTCCGCCCTGCGTTCTGCCTGCTCCACGCCCTTATCGTACAGTTTCATCAGACCACAGATGCCTAATTCCGTACCGAACAGCAACAGTGCGGACGATACGATGGATGAAATGTCCACGCAGAAACACGCCAAAATAATACCCACAACAACAACGCATACACAAAACGACAGGGACAAAACCACAATCGTTGTCATGGTATCGTTATTGATTTTAAAACGAATTCGTCTGCGTTTTTTCATTAAAAACCGCCACCATTCAGCAGAAACCCAATAGCCGCACCGACAACCACAGCGATAGCCTTATCAATCAGCCCATCCCAACGCTTTGCCGGCTTTGAAACCAGCTGCTTCACATCATCCTTGATTTCTCCGACATCCGTTTTGATATGCTCCTGCTCGTTTTGCAGGACCGAAAACGCCTTCGTCAATCCGTCAAGGTTGTCCTGTCGCTTCTCCATGCGGTCAATGCGCTTGTGTGCGGATTTCGTGCTGTCCAGTGCCTCCTGCACCATTTTTTCAATGTTTTCCATAAACCATCCCCCCTTATCCCTGCACCTGTGCCGCTGTGACATGGTGTGGATTTTCAAAATCATTCAAATGCTGTTGGATCAGTGTCATAACCGATGCCGCATTGATGTAGGCAGACGATGCCAGAGAACCACTTCTCACGCCACTGGTAACGGATGCGGCAAGCGTGGGAATGAAATCCCCCAATTCCACATCGTTGTACTGCTCCAGAAGGCAATCCCATTCGTAGGAAATAACCTTCGCCTGCTTTTGAAAGTCCATTTTGGTATTGATAACCGTTACCATATCTCCCAGAAAGACCTCCTCCAAAACGGCATACTCCCGATATTCCACCGTCTTTTCCAGTGCCACAAAGTCCACCTTGATATTGATGCTTGGGATATCACAGCCGCCGTCAAGCAACGCCTGTGCCTCCTCCTGCACCTCAGAGAGCGTCTTATTTTCATCCTCTAGGGTGTAAATCTTCGGATAGATATAATCGCCCAGATGGGGGCTTTCGAGGGTTGCAGAGCCGCCCTTCCCATAACAGACAATGCGTGTCTTGACCTCCGATTCATCCTCCGTCACCTCAAGCCCGACAAGGTTTTTCCCATAGCGGATGGAAACACCCCTGTCCTGCCCCAGAGCCGCCTTGAGGGATACCCGAAAACCATCACGCAGCAGCTCGCCGCCGTAGCCCTTCACAAACGAGGTTGCTTCGTCATCGTCCGACAACAACGCCTGTACGGGATTCATGCGCCCTGTTGTGAGCGTTCCTGTGATGGAAATATCCGTATCAAAGGAAAAGGGCATGGGGTACGCAAACGCCGCCTGTAGGGCTGTCAGTGCCGCCTCTGCCGTACCGCTGTGGGTGATGGGCTTGCACTGGTTGTCCAGAAGGTCATAAAAGATGTGCCGCGCGTTGACAGTGATTGCATCCATCGTGGGTTTCACATAATAAATGCGAAACGGCTGTTTTCCTCTCGGCGTGGATGCGTAGAGAATCCGCCCCCGTTCCAGACGCTGCCATTTTCCGCCCTCGTCATACGGGTGCTTCAGCTCCAACTCATACGCCCCGTTCAACTCCTCCGTCACAATGCAGGAGTTAGGAACCAATGCCCCTAGCCCTAATGTTTCAAACGTCTGCGCCGTTTTTTCGTGAATGGTAATCATGCCGTCACCTTCTCCCATCCCTGCGGATATGCCGAAGGACTCCAGACGTTGTTGTCGATGGTGGAACGATACACCGCGCCGTCCTCTGTGCAGCAATTCCCTTTCATGTAGGGCGAAGTTGACAGAGCGATAAACGGTTTCGCCTTTTCGGGGTCATTACTCCATACGAATCCCCACTGTGCAGGCAGTTCCTCGGGTTCAGCGGTGTAAATGGTACTGTCATATTTCTGCAACAGCTTTACAACCCTGCCTGCGGTACTTTTGCAGACAAACCCAACAGGGCGGTTCAGCATGTTTTCCTTTTCGCAAGCCGTCTGGAAATCGGGGATAAACCTGTCCTCGGCGTTCAGTTCCGTTCCTGTCATGGTTTCCGCCTGCTCCTGCACCGCCTGCGCAGCTAATCTTGCCATGTGCTTAATGGTTTCCATCATACCTCATTCACCCCTTCCGTAATTGCCGCCTCTAATTTCTCTACCGTCACGCTCTCCGCTGAGAGGGCGTTTAACTGCTCCTCAATGCGGTCAAGCTGGGTGGGTTGAGACTGAATATCCACCCAGTCACCATCGACATACCGCTTGTCCAACACATTCAAATTTGTTTCAACAAACTTTTTATAGCCATCTTTTGTACTTGATAGTATCACACAAATATTTTTTTCATTTAAAATTGCATACATTTTTATCACCCCACTTTAATACATAATTTTGTATACCATATCAGAACCAAACGCTCTAATATAAGGGATGTTGTCAACTTTAACAATTGTACCAAAAGAAAAATAACCAGAACCTCTTGATTGTGTCATTGAAACCCTATCTAGTCTTGGACATTGTGGCAAGAAAGCATTATTCGATGCTGTAGCACCATAACTTTTAATCGTCCCTGCTTGAAACAAATTTTCCGTTACAATCCTTTTTAATGTGCAGGCTTCTATCTCAAGATTATTGCAGTATGCTGTTCCGCCACTGCCACAATACAAATAAACATCCAGAGGGGACTGATATGCTTGCCCTGTTTCTAGTACAAGTTCTTGATTAACGTAGGCATCCATTCCGTTGTTGAAATAGTCTGTATAATATGTTCGTTTTCCATTATAGTAGAACTCAACTTTTACGGAATTTCCTTTAAACTTACCTTTTATAATCATTTTTGCACAACCATCAGGTAAATTGATTGTGCCAATACGCGTAGGGTTATCATACGGGACACTCGTTTCTTCGCTTTGTAAAAGAACGAATTTTTTCGCTACAGCTTGTACAAGATAATCATCTGGTCGATACAACGGAATCGTATTTTTCATATTTTCAAGAATTGCATTTTCTTTCCCGAATACTGTGCTTTCTTCACTATCAGTCGATGTACCAATTTTATCCAACACGCCCTGTACAGAGGAATTTGCAATCGCTTCATCTACCTTATCGGTAAAATCCCCCTTCATATATGCCACAAGAAACTCCCACGCCTGCCACATCGTTGCAAGGTTATACTGCGCCGCCACTTCCGCAGGCAAGCCGATATTCTGCACCATCGTTGTCATGAGGTCATGCGCTTCATACAAATTTTGGAACAGCAGCACCAGTGTGCCGTATTCATTCGAGGATTCCACAGAGCTGTTCCCTAACAGTGTTTTTGTCACGTTGATTTCAAATACCTGCGTAGACAGAATCTCTGTGTTGTCCTTCCAGACGGAAATCTGTGTCTGCAGATGCCCCACCTTCGACAGAGCCTCTGCTGTCATCAGAAACTCACATCTGCCTGCGGTTGCATCCGTAATCACGCCGTCATTCCAGATTTCACCGCCGTTCTCCGGCTTTACCATGAAGATTTTTACTTCATGCCCCGTCAAGTCCAGAGGCACGCCATTATTGAATAACGAAACGTCAAGATAACGGCTGTTGCTGTCCGCCTGCACCGCTGTGATAATATCAGTCGGCTTTTTGTTCACATCAATTTCCAGCCGATTATACGTTTTTGCCATTTTCCCACTCCTTTCTGTTTTCCGCATCAAAAAAGCACATCCGTTTCATTTTCAGATGCGCCTTTCTTGACAGAATATCTTTCTTTTGTTATCATAAGCATAAGAAAAGGATTACCGCTTTTGGAAGGGCGGTCAGTCCGAATGGTTTTGGAAAGACCGTCTAACTTCTGTTAGGCGGTCAATTTTTATTTATCCCCTGTTTTTACACAGGGCGATAATAGCTACGATGAGCATACCGAATTGAAATAAATCCGAATATGTAACACAATTCATAGCATCACCCCCTTTTCAGAGAGTGACTGAACCGCCAAGCGATAATCCTCGCTTACAGCATACCATAAATTTCATTTTTCGACAACTACAGCCATCTCCAACGGGGCTGTATTTTTATTTTGCTGACATTCCCCGTCCAACTGATTTCGTTTTTCCCTACCTCAAATCCCGGAAACTCCGCACCGCCGTATTTGCTGTTTTGGTTGGTGTTTACTTTGAACACCTCCATCATTTCGCTGTCAATCGTAATGCTTTCCTGCACGTTCCACAACGGGTAGGAATTGCCGTTGATGTTCAGCGTAATGTCCCCACTGCCGTAAACCGTAATCAGCGGCTCGCTGTATACTGTCCCGCTGTTGCGGATGGTGGTCGGGGCGGTCAGCTCCAAAGCATCCCCTGCGGCATTGACGCTGTATTTGAAGGGCTCAACATCAAACTGCACCAGAAAATCATTGATATTTTTCAGAATACTGCCAAACTCAATCTGATTTTTGATGTACGCACGATACACTTTGTCTGGCTCACTGGAAAAAATAACCTCTCCGAATCCAGTCAGCCAACCGCAAACCTCGTCAATCTGCCCCCTGTCCATCACATGACATTCGGCATCCTTGGTGTAGTTCTGGTAGGTCTTTTCGTCCTCATGCAAAACACCGTTTCTGCCGCTGACTTTGATTTCGTTTATCTTCCTCTGCGGAATGAAAATAGAGGGTGCTTTCAGCATCACAACGCCCATATCCAGTGAATTGACACCGTTCCAGATAAAATATTGATACATCAAACTGCACCCCCTACCGCACTTACTCGCCGTTTTCTGTAAAATTCCATTTCACGCATGAAATCCTCTGTGGTTCTTTCGTCTTTGTTTTCCACTGTCCCGATGTATACGTTGAAATTTTCCGTTCTGTTTCCTTCGTTGCCCTTTTTATATCTCTCCGCTTCAGGCTGTGTCAGAACGCGTTCGCCCTTGTGCAAAATCGCACGGTATCCATCAAACGGCACCTCTCGCAGTCCTGTTCTATGACTACCGTCCGAACCGCCATCGCCCATGCCTGCTTCATCCTTTGCCGCCCTAATGGCATCCCGAATTGCCTTCACAATGGCATTTACAATGCTGCTCTTGCCGTCCTTGATACCCTCTGCAACGCCGTCTGTCAACGCCTTGCCAACGTCATTGAAATCATCTGCATAGCCCTTTGCCTGTTCCACTGCGTTCATGGCTAATTCTTCCATTTCGTCAGAATAAAACTGCTGTGCCGCTTCATTTGCCAAGCGCCGCTTTTCCTCGAATTTCTCGACATATTCTTCAAACTTTCCGACCTCCAAACTATCCAGCTTTTTGGTAAAATCCAGTGCATCCTCAATATTCATATCCGCAATCTCGGAAAGCAGTCCGCCGGAAAGACCTTTCTCCTTCAGCTTTTCAATCTGTTCGTTATACTGCTGAATTTTCTTGATGCTTTCATCCAGATCTGTCAGCTTGAAAATTTCTTTTTCGCTGTTCTCGTCCTGCACTCTGGTAAACAGTTCGCCGTAATCAAACAGCTTGTCGCTCAGACTGGATTCCTTCTGCTCGATGGCAGAAAGCTCGGATTCATATTTCTGCTTAAATTCCTGCAAAGCCGTCAGGCGTTCCTGTAATTTCTGCTGTTCTGCCGTCCGCGCCGCTTCAAGCTGTTTTTTGTTCCAGTCCTTTTCGATTTTGGCAATTTCGTCCAGAATGGATTTTCTGTTTTTCGGCTCTGCTTTTTTCAGTTCCGCCTGCTTCTTTGCAAGGTTTTCCTTGTACTGCGCCAGCTCCTCCTTGGCGCGCTCGTCCTCTGCTTCCTTCTGGATTCTGGAAATTTCCGCATTTACTGCGTCAATCTCATCTGCAATCACATCCTTGATTTTCGCAGTTGCCTTCTGTGCCGCCTTGGCTGCTGTGTTGTCGTTCATCATGCCATTCGCAAGCCCTTCCATCACAAAGCCGCCAATCATTTCAGACCATTTCGAGGGGGAATGTGTATCGAAGCCATCCTTGCCGGTAAACCAACTCTTGATTTTATCGACTACGCCTTTGACCTTGCTTTTCAGCCATCCGACCTTATCATTGATACCATTCCACAGCCCCATCAGGACGTTTTTGCCGATACTGACAAAATCCGAAACCTTACCGCTGAACCACGAAACCAGTTCACTCCATGCCGCCTTGATATCACTCACGGCATTTTTATAGTAGGCAATCCCACTCTGGAACACGCCGATGATTCTATTGATTGCGGCGTTCACCTTATTCCCGACTGCATCAAAAACGGCGTTGACCTTATTTCTGAATTCCTCGGAAGTATTATAGGCATGAATCAGCTTCAGCACCAATGCCGTAATAACCGCAATCACAATCGTTACAGGCCCACCAATAGCGGCAATCGCAATCTTGACCGTACCAAGAGCCGTAGCCACCGCAGGGGCAATCGTCATAATCGCTCCTATGGATTGTATCAGCGTGCCGATGATAATTATCACGGGGCCCAATGCTGCCAGAATCGCCATAACGGCAACAATAACCGTCTGCGTAGCAGGAGACAGATTACTGAACCGCTCTGTTAGGGATTTCACTGTTTCCGCAAGCTGTTCCAATAATGGCGCAATCGCCTCCAGTGCCGCCGAACCAAGCTCTATGCCTGCGTTCTTCACTGCATTCAAGCTTTCCTGTGCCTTTGCGCTTGGCGTACTGAGTGTTTCAAGGGCATCGGCTACATTCCCTGTGGAATCCTGCATATTCCCCAATTCATCATTGAAAGCACCTACACCGGACGAAAGAATAGACAATGCACCTGTACCGGCTTCACTGGAACTCCATAAGCCTGCCAGAGCCTCAGAATCACCGTTCACGCTGTCATTCAGAATACCGAGAACATCCCCAAGGCTCATGCCGTCATTCATAAGCTGTCCGAAGGATTTTCCCGTTTTGCTTTTCAGAATCTCGCCCACATCGGAACCGGAATCCCCCAATTCATTCAGCATGCTTTTCAGATATGTGCCTGCCTGCGCTGTGGCGACACCGTTTTTTGTCAACTGTGCATACGATGCGGCAAGGTTTTCAATATTTACCCCATAAGCAGATGCCAGAGGAATGACCTGCCCCATGCTCTGGGATAGCTCATTTACCGTTGTCTTACCATCATTCTGTGTCTGAATCAGAATATCAGATAACCTTCCGGCATCTGATGCCTCCAGACCGTACGCGTTAATAATAGTGGTTAATACGTCAACAGCATCCGCCGTTTCCAGAAAGCCTGCTTTGGCAAGACCAACCGATGTGCCGACAAAAGAAACAGCATCAGCAGTATCTACAGATGCCGAAATTGCCTGATAGGTTGCATCGGCAATCTCGCCTGCACCTCTGCCTGTCTCTGTAGATAATTGCAGCATATCATCTCTGAGTTTTTCGAGTGGTACGCTTTGCAAATCTGCAACCGTACCTACCTTCGCAACCGCATCCGTATAGTCACTTGCAAGCTTCACAGATGCCCCAAGAGCGGCAGCGGATGCGGCAGATGCAACACTTACTTTCTTCCCGACAGTTTCAATCTTGCCGCCAAGCTCCTGCACATCTTCCCCTGCCGCCGCAATCTGCTGTGCGGACACGCTGCCGAAATTCTTCATTTCCTTAGTAAGATTTTTCAGGCTGTTTTCCGTTGTTGAAATTTCCCGTACCAGACGGCGGTATTGCTCCTGATTGACCTCCGTACCGTTTGCCATGTCCTTATCGGCTTTTTCCTTCGCCGCCTTCAAGGATTCCAGCTTGCTTTTTGTTTCCGATACGGATTTTGTCAAAAGCTCCTGTTTCTGCCGCAGAAGGTCTGTGTTTTTTGGGTCATGCTTTAACGCCTTATTGACATATTTCAGCTCATTCTGCAAATCCTTTGCGGACTGGTTCAAATCCTTCAAGCCGCTTTTAAATTTCTTGGTATCCGAACCAATCTCAATGGTAATGCCCTTAATGTTCCCCATGCTCTGCCCCCTTTCCGAATTTTTCCCTCAATGCCCTTCTGTCCGGCTCGGTCTGCTCCAAAAGCCAGCACTCCTCCAGATATTCCCGACCACTTTCCGTCTGCTGTAAATTGAAAATAAACGCATCCCGCTGCAATCCCAGATAAACATCTATCGGCAAATGCTCGATTTCCAAAAAATTCAAATGTGCATAGTCCATCACTGTTTTTTCGGATAACGAAAATATGTTGTAATGCAAATCGTCCTCGTCAGTCGGCATAGAGGGTATTTTTAGTTTGGGTCAGACACAACACCTTTTACAAATTCCAGATAATCCTTCAGCAGCTCCACTGCATCCTCAAAATCAAACATTGCCGAAATCTTCTGGAAGCTGTATTTTTTCTTTTTGTTCTGGTTGATGATGGCGGTCAGCAGCTCATAAACATCGTTGACGTTTTCCATATCCTGTGCCGCTACCAGCTTGTCAAACATTTCCTTATCTGGCATTGGCAGGATTGCCACAAAGCCATCATGCAGCTTAACCATGTATTTTTTCTTTTTTCTCGTTGTAAAATCTAACATTCCTTTTCCACCTCACAAAAATGAGGGGCTGTTATGCCCCTCTCCTCACGCAATACTCGTGTCCGCTTCCTTATACAGAATCAGTGTGCCTTCATTATCCTGTGGCTGTGCCTTAAATTCCGCATTGATGACAGTTTCCTTATTCTTCGCAAAGGACAGTTCGAACCCTGCCTCATTACTGCCGACGATGGTCACACGAATGTCACCGTCCGTCTTATCCTCATGCACAAAATGCAGAACGTATTTCTTGCCGTCATTATGGCTCAGACCGCCGATTTTGACCGTTCTGGTCTTTTTGGCTGTATCCTCTGTCACTCTGGCGGTGGGTGTCAGCTTTTTCAGCGTTTCGCCGTTCCATGTCATTACGCCGCTTTTCAGAATCGCTTCTTCATCCGTGATGATTTTCTTGGAAACGAAATT